AAATAAGATTGAAAAACACATTATTGAAATATTTAAACTAAATATTTAAATAAGATTGAAAAACACATTATTGAAATATTTAAACTAAATATTTAAATAAGATTGAAAAACACATTATTTAATCCATAATTTTATTCAATAAATAATATTTTAGTGAATATTTTTTACAAATTCTACATTTTCCATTTTTTTTAAAATTGGGAGAATAAAAAAAAGTTATAGAGTGATTATTCGCACATAACTCATTTTCTTTTGTTATTTCTCTTCTACATAAAGGACAATTATAATATTTTAAATTTATAACACATTTTAAATTTATAATACAATCATAATGAAAACTATGCCCGCAATCTAATTTAACTTTCTTACCCCCTCCTTCTAAATCTTCGAGGCATATTGAACATTCCATTATTAAATTAAAAATATTAAATTTAAATAGTATTTAATTATAAAATTTTATTAATGGGAAACCCAAAACAAAAACGACATTCGCAGTTTTCTGCGAATGGAGAATAACCATTTGGACACCTACATATTTTCTTTAAACCAAATCCTACATTTCCTAATATAAATGGTTTACGACACAAAGGACATAATTGATTATCTACATATAACAGACAACTTCTATGAAAAGTATGATTACAATCTAATATATATTTATTTTCATTTTTTATATTTTCTAAACAAATTGAACATTCCATATTAAATATTGAAATATATTTTTTTAAATAAATAACCAATTATATCCAATTTCCATAAGAATCAATTAAAGGAGGGGTAGGTCTACGATTGTTTGTTGAACTTCTCTCTGATGAAGGCATAAAATGAACCAGATAATCCTTTAATTTTCTTTTTTGATATTTGTTAGGTGGTTTTTTAATAGGAGATATGCTATTTAATGCCGACCAATAATAAGAAATTTTTTCATCATATTTATATCCTTCATTTTTATTTTTTCCGGAAAACCTACACAACCTCCGTCTATAAATAATATGTTTTCATCTAAATTATCAAGAGAATTATATATCATATGATATATTTCTTTTGTAGAAAATATTATATTATCCCTGCAATAATCATTTAATATTTCAAAATTATATTCAATAGTATCAATTTTATTTATAAATTTAAATTTTTTGTTTTTTGAATCTTTTTTTTTAGTAAATTTTTCTTTAACACTATTTAATAAATTTGGAACTTCAAATATATTATTTTGATAATTAGTATAATAATCTTCAATGATAATACCTTTATTTATTAAGTCTTTAATAACATTATTATATCTTTCAAATAGTATTTTATTTAAATTACATTTTTTTTCTAAAAATTCTAATTTTTTTATACCTTCTTCCCCGGAATTAATTAATTTTGTTTTTGTTATTTCATTAGGTATTCTAAACATATATTTAATAAGATTTTCTAAATTTAATTCGCTTTCTATCATTTGTTCAAAAAAAATATCATTTATTTCATCCGAAAAAATAAAAAAATCATTATTACTATTTTAGGTTATATCATATATTCCAAATGGCATTAGAGAAAAACCAAAATATAATTGATCAATATTTGGAAAGTTTAAAAAATTAAATTTTCTTTTAGGTAAAAATAATTTATCATTTGGAAATACTTTAAAATTTGTTATTTTAGACTTAGAATCGTAAATAAACATAATTATTTTATGTAAATATTTATTTATTAATTTTACATTTGTTTTATTTATATACTTTAAAAAATAATAATCTAATTTTTTTGCGTCTTGTAGAGTAGAACATTCTATAATTTTTTTATAAAAATTAGGATTTAAATTTATAATATTTGCCAATATATAATTTGTGAAAATAATAGTATTTTTTCCAAATGATTGTAACATTAAATGCCTGAAATTTTTGAATTTTGGATCTTTAAATACGTCTTCTTTAAAAACTTTAATTTTTTTTTCTAATTCTATATTTATTTGATAATCATAACTAGAATGCCCCGCAACCATAAATATACGCGTATTTTCTTTATTATAATTAGGAGAATTAAGTAAATTTGGAACTTCAAAACTAATATTATTAGAATTCGATAAACCTTTATTAGAAAAGGAAATATGTTTTATATTTTGTATATTACTTAAATTATTATATCTATTTTGTAAACTTCTTTTTTGTTTTCTTTTTTTTGTTTCAATGTCTCCTTTTCTAAATTTTTTTGTCTCTGTTTTATTTTTCTAATTTTTTTTTTGTTCCTCTATAAAAGAAATCTTTTTCTTCTCTTAATTGTTTTTTTGTTTTTTTTGAATTTCTTTTTTATTTCTTGATTTATTTTTTTTAGGCATTTTATAATATATATATATATTTTAATAATATATGAAAGATATATATAAAAGATATATACTATTTTTAGTTGTTTGTATTGGTATTCGAAGTTTATTCGTTTATCTTGCGAAAACTGTTAATCTTAAAAATCTTAAACTTTTAGGTTTCCTATATTTACTATTTGGAATTGGTATTCTTAGTATTTATATATTTGATTTAAGAATAACTGGAAGAGAAGTAGGTGGTGGTAAAATATGGTGGAATAATATGAGACCTCTTTTTGGATTAATATGGTTATCATTTTCTTATTTCGCTATTTTAGGTAAAAAGGATATAGCGTGGAAAGTATTATTATTGGATATTATTTTCGGTTTAGGTTTATTCATTAATAAACATTTTTTATAAATTTTATTTTATTTAATAATATTATTAGTGATATTTAAAATTTACTAATAATATATTATTTTATATAACATATATATATATATAGTACTATGTTTGCTTCTAAAACTTTATTTTATCATACCCTTAAACCTTGGTTTAATACTAAAACTAAACATTTTTTAGACTTAGGTATTAAAAGTGCTTCTGGTTGTCATTATATTTTAGAAAATAATAAAAAGGTAATTGACTTTACTTCAGGTTTAATGGTTACTAACTTAGGCCATAATAATAAATATGTAAATCAAAAAATGAAAGACTTTATTGATAATGGACTTTTATATGCTCCTCCTGCTATATTAATTGAAGAAAGAGAAAAACTTTCAAACAGATTATTAGACATATCACCCATTAAAAAGGGGAAAGTATTTTATACAAATGGCGGAGCAGACGCAAATGAAAGTGCGGTTTATTTTGCGAAATCCTATAGTAATAATTTACAAAATATAACAAAAGATAGAATTCTTAGATTTGAAAATTCATTTCACGGTGGCTCAAGTTACATTTCTTCTTATTTAGGGGGTGATAATCGTCGTAAGGAAAAATTAAGTCACTTTGATTTAGCTTTATGTTCAGATAGTAGTCTTCCGAATCCCAAAATGAATGACGGAGGAGAAGAAAGCCTGAATGTGATAAAACAAATATTTGAGAAAGAACATAAAAGTATATCCGGTATATTAATCGAGGGCTCATCCGGAACAGGTGGTATATATACTTATCCAGAAGGATATTTAAATAGTGTTATGAACTTAGCCAAGGAATATGAAATATTAGTTATAGCCGATGAAGTTATGAGTGGATTTGGTAGAACTGGAAAAATGTTCGGTTTGGACCATTGCGATTATGAACCAGATATGATAACTATGGCCAAAGGTATAACAAACGGGAGTGTTCCAATGGGTGGAGTAATATTATCGGAAAAACTTAGTCAACAATTTGAAAATAGTTCAGTAAATAATGGATTAACTTATTCGGGACATCCATTGGCGTGTGTAGCCGCTAATGCCTGCTTAGATGAATATTTAAAAAATGATATGGAAGTTATAGGAAATTGTGATAACTTAGGTAAAATATTATTGAGAAGATTAAGAGAAATAAAATTTAAGTATCCTAATTTAGTAGTAGATGTTAGGGGTATAGGATTATTATGTTGTATTGAATTTAAAGAAGGATTGGTCAATGATTTTGTAAAAGAATTATCTAAGAAAGATATTTATACATTTGCTAAAGGTAATAATTTATTTATTTCTCCTCCATTAGTTATAGAAGAAAAATTATTATTGGAAACTATGGATATATTTATTAATATTTTAGACCATAAAACATATTTTTAATTTATTTTTGAAATTTATATCCGGCAAATCCACCTAAAAATCCTCCTACACTAGTAGAAATACCTATATATTTAACTCCTATTAATGTAACTAGGGGAGAACATATAGATCCTCCTATAATGGTTCCTGCGAGAATAGGTTTATATGAAAAATGTAACTTATCACATTCTGCTAAATCATCTAGTGCTTTTTTAATTCTCATTTCAGATAAATTAATATTATCTTCAATGCGGTCAACTTTTTCATCTTGCTGTAAAAGTAAATCCGTTAAGTTAGTTTGAATTTGATTTAGGTCATTTAAAGTTTGAATTAATTTTTTTTCTTTTATTTCTCTATCTTTGTATATTAAAACTTGTTCTTCATTATCAATATTCATTTTGGTTAAAAGATTAGTCATATTTAAAATTTAATTAGATAAAAATATTTTATATTTATATATTATATAATGCCAAAAAAAAGAACTAAAAAAAATAAATTAAAAGGGGGCGATGGAAAAGGAAGTGTTAAAAGAAAAAAAGGTACAAGTGCTAAAAGAAAAGGAAGTGCTAAAGGAAAAGGAAGTGCTACTCCTACAAGAAGTGGAAGTGGAAGTAGAAGTGCTACTCCTACAAGAAGTGGAAGTGGAAGTAGAAGTGCTACTCCTACAAGAAGTGAAAGTGGAAGTAGAAGTGCTACTCCTACAAGAAGTGAAAGTGGAAGTAGAAGTGCTACTCCTACAAGAAGTGAAAGTGGAAGTGGAAGTGCTACTCCTACAAGAAGTTCAGGATCAACAACTTTAACTCAAAAAAACCCTCTAGGTAATAGTGTTACGTGGAAACCGGTATGTGATTTGTGTAAAGGTTCGCATCTGACTTATAGATGTAAAAAGCATAAATCTATTATGGAAAAAATAACAATTATTAAACACCTTAAATTAAAAACAATTATTTATAAGACCGAATTCGCATATATGAATGTTAGCTTAATTGGTTCTGATGAAACTTCACAGGGTGAAATATATTCAAGTTCAATACCAAATATAAATATTGATTTTTTATTTACTACTGGATTAAATGGTTGTTTGGGTGTTGTTTTTGTTTTACCAGACGCTATTTCATTTGTTCACATTCAATCTGATTTAGTTAGAGGATTAACAGGTAAAGATATAAATTTAAAAATAGAAGAAAAATTAAAATTATTGCTAACAGAAGTATCTAAAAAATCAAATATAATACCTAAAATTTCTTCTTTATCAAATTTTTATAATAAAGGAAAAATATTTTTAATAACAGTAGAAAATAGTGATATATTATTCAAGAAGGTATTTGATTATCTTAGTAAAAAGAATGAAAATAGTAGAAATGATAATTTATTTTATAGTTTGAGTAGTAATTTTGGTTATAATATTTCAAAAACAACAAAATTACCGGAAATATTTTCTTTTCAAACTAGTAAACAACCCCCTCCTATTACAAATCCAAACATAGAAAGTATTGATACGTTTCCTTTGGGATTATAAATTACTTCTCCTTAATAATCTTACATTCGTCACCATTCTCTATCAATAAAACAGCACATTTCCTAAATTTATTTTCATAATCCCCATTGGTACAAGGTCCAAATGCCTTTGAAGCACCTATATCTACTCTCCACATTTTCCCCCCACAAGAACTATTTATACCTTTATTATTCATATATTGAGGTGTATGTCCTACTACTAATCCCTTTGCTAAATTATCCATTGATCTATTATTTTTACTATTAACTGTATCCATAGTTCTTTTGAATAATTTGCTACTTCTTTCGTCTTCCCAATTACCCAAATCACCGAATTCTCGAGTCCAAAATATTCCATTATCATCGTCGTCATACATATATTCAAATACCTCTTTTGTTTTACGGTCTCTCTTGCCCATTAACCAATTGCGGATTCCTATATTAACTTCGTCAAAACTAAATTTATTTGCGGATATAGGTGTAATACCTCCGTGACAAAATATCCAATCGCCTACTTGAACTATAGAATATCTATTGGCTGCGTATCTTTTCGCAATAATTCCTCCAGGGGAAAATGCCTGTTTTCTTTCCTTATATCCATATGGGAAAATACGTTTATGTTGAGTTTTTTTTGCTTTACAATAGACACCGAATTCCTCGAATTCTTTGGGACTAACATAACGGAAATCTCCAACACAATTCATCATTTCGTGGTTACCTAATATACTAATTACTTTACCCCCTACTTTTTCTGCCTGCTCCCCTAAGTTATCCATTAAATTCATAATCTTTAAGTCGGAACCTTCATCTTGATAAGTGCTATCATCAGCACATACATCTCTATACCAATTATTAGGACGGCACCTGTCTATTTGGTCTCCTACTTGAACTACAATAGTATTACCACCTATCCATTCTATTGTATCTAAATCTTTCTGTTCTGTCATATTATGATTAGTTGACATAGGAATAACACCTGCTAGTTTAAGATATTTGATAGTTACTTGTAAGTCTCCGTGTAAATCACCGATTCCAATAAGTTTTCCATTTCTAGGGAAATCATAAAAAGATTTAATTTCTGGTAAACTAGTATTATCTATAACTCCGTAATCTCTTTGCTTTTTAGATAAACGTTTACTATTTATCCTTTTCGCATATTTCTTTTTTAATGATCTGTTTTTATTTCCACCAGATTGACTTTGAATTTGTTCTTCCATTTCCATTTCTTTAATTACACTAAGTCTTATTTGATCGTCGGTTAAATAGGGACTGGTAAAATTAGATAAATGACCAATTATTTTATACTTTTTACCTAACTTAATTAATCCTTCTCTATCTTGTGAATTTATAAAGTCTAACATATATATAGTTATATTGTAAAAAAAAAATAGCTTTTAGACATAATTGAAAATATATATATATTTTAAATGAATAACATTAGTTTTTAAAAAATATGACTTACATTAGTTTTTAAAAGCATGACTTACATTAGTTTTTAAAAGCATGACTTACATTAGTTTTTAAAAGCATGACTTACAATAAATTTTCACCAAATCTCTTTTTCTAGGTTCTTCATCACCATATCCGTATTCATTCAATTCAACTAATATTTTGTCATCTAGTTCTCCATTTTGTTGTAAAGTTAATTGGTTTATTGTTTTTAATCCAAAGTCTTTCCATTTCCAAAGGTGAGGCAATACTTCTTCTGTCTTCTTTAAATACATACGACCATAACCGTCATATGTATTTTCCAAAACTAGTTTCTTGCCGTCTTTATTTAATACGAGAACCATATCGTCTTCCCAACAACATTGTCCTCCTTTACAATTGTCTTCACAATAATCTGTTCCACAACGGTGGTAACTACCTCTACATTTATCGCATTCATAAGAAAATAAACCCATTTTGATTCATTAAACTTAAAAATGTTTTAAGTTTTCAATTTTTATTAATTAGTTTTTAAAAAATATGACTTACATTAGTTGTCATAACAAGACCTACAATAAATATAAACTCCTTCGTTCATTAATGGTCCTCGATCTTCTGGAACAATGTCCACACATAGTTGTTTATAGTATCTATTATTTTTTGAACTATAATTTTTTAAAACATATGGGTATAAATCAAAATCTTCCCAATATATATTATTTTTTAAATTCTTATATTTATCTGAGATATTCATTCTTCCATAACCATCATATTTTCCATTAATTTTTATTTTATATTTTTTATTTTTGGGTCGTAGTATTAATACCATTTCATCTTCCCAACAATATTTACCACCTTCTCCTCCACAACCACAGTTTTTCCCTTCACCTGTGCCGCAGCGATAATAAGAACCATTACAATTAAAACATTTATAAGGATACATTCTCTAATATTAATATTTTATATATTATTCAATTTTTTTTATTAAAGATAAGGTTATAGAAAAGCAAATAGCATAAATGTTAATATTTATCGGCTGATAAACATCTTACCAAAGGTTAATATTTATCGGTTGATAAACATCTTACCAAAGGTTAATATTTATCGGTTGATAAACATCTTACCA